GTTGACAAAAATGCGTTGTTATATTTACAGTATGACGCACAAGTTAAAGAGTTAGAAAAACAAAAGGATTCCTTGAAGGCCAGCTTTGAGGGAGTAATAGGTAGCACTCTTAGCGGAGTGCAAATTAGTTGGACAACAGTTGCTGGTAGGTCTACTGTTGATGACAATGAAGTTGAAAAACTTCTAGGTTTTGTTCCTAAGAAATCAGGACCAGAATCTAATCGCTTATCTATCAAACAAAGTGGAGGAAAGTAAATGGCTGCACCCGATTCAACAAAGTTACAGGCTAACTTTAAGTTACCTGATGGAACTTTAATTAATATCTATGCTTCATCACAAGCAGAACTTGAAGCACAACTAACAACAATACAAGATGTGGCTGAACTTATTAAGTCAACATCATCAGCACTAGGTGGCGCAGGTAACGTTGCTTATGCAACACAAGCCTTTGCTGCTAAACCAGTAGTTGATACACCACCTTTTAACAATGCTCCTGCTTCGACAGGAGCGGAACAACAATGCAAGCACGGAGCAATGTCACTTCGTAGCGGAGTCAATGCACAAGGTAAAGCCTGGAAGGGCTTGATGTGTGCAGCACCGAAGGGCGCACCTGATAAGTGCGAAACGGTGTGGATCCGATAACTAATGCGAGAGCCTCACGAATTCGAGGCTCCATTATGTGCTGAAGTGGGCGGCGATCACTGGTTTCCTGAGAAGGAAGTTGATTATCAGTCGCAGGTAAACATCCAAATTGCAAAGACAATTTGCGGAAGATGCACCCACCAAACTGAGTGCGCTGAATGGGGCATCAAAAACGAGCACTACGGAATCTGGGGCGGTCTAACCGTTAGAGCCAGAGCTGCTATAAGAAGAAAAAGAAAGATAACAATAAGAGGAGATAAAGTTGCTTGATTTATCCAGAGCTTGGAGTGGTGTTCTTACCAAAGCAACACCGCTACCTGACGTATGGAGAGCCTTAGCAAATAAGCAAATCAAGTTTCGACGTGGGCAAGTATGTATGGTTGCAGCAGCACCTAATGCTGGTAAGTCAATGTTCGCATTGATATATGCAATCAGAGCAAATGTGCCTACATTATTTTTCTCTGCTGATACTGACACAACTACGGTTATGATGAGAGCTGCGGCTCATCTATCAGGACACGGACAGGTATTAGTTGAAAGCAATTTAGCTGGCAACACTCATTATTACGATCAGCATTTACCAAAACTAAATAACATTAAGTGGGTCTTTGATTCATCACCTTCATTAGATGACCTTGAACTTGAGATTCGGGCGTATGTGGAATTATATGGACAGGCTCCAGAGTTGATAGTCATAGATAACTTAATGAATGTAGTAGCTGAAACTGATAATGAGTGGGCTGGTCTTCGTGCAATTATGATGGAACTACACGATATGGCACGTAAGACTGAAGCGTGTGTGCTGGTATTGCACCACGTATCAGAGCAGAGTGAGTATGGCTCTACACATAACCCACCTGCACGTCGTGCTATTCACGGAAAGGTAAGTCAATTGCCAGCTCTGATACTTACACTTGGTTATAACCCTGGTGAGAATATACTGAAGGTTGCTGCAGTTAAGAATCGCTTTGGGCCACACGTTGCTGATGGCACTGATAGCGCTTCGCTCTTTACTAACTATGGTGCCTGTCAGATCAATGATGCTGATGTTTATGGCAGAATGAACAGACATCAAGCAATGGTGGCAAATAATGTTTGAGTGGATAGAACGTAGTATCAGAGATAAGATCATTAAAGAGATAGAAGACTGCATTGACTATCCTGAAGATGACTATGAGCGTGGCCTTAACAGAGGTATGGCAGTAGCCATTAATATTATTAGGAGCAAAAAGAAGTGAGCGCGGTGAAATTACTTGGCAAGTAAATACAACCGAGTCAAAGGTAGCATCTTTGAAACAGATGTTATGAAGTGGCTCCGTAAAGCAGGTGTCCTAGCTGAACGCTTAACTAAAGCGGGCAGTAAGGATGAAGGAGATATGGTTGTTGTCATTGCTGGCAAGACCTACATCCTTGAACTCAAGAACAGGGCAACTTTATCGTTGCCTGAATTCTGGAGAGAAGCAGAAGTTGAGGCGCTTAACTATGCTAATGCTCGTGGTATTGGGGAAGTGCCACTGCATTACGTTGTAGTCAAGCGCCGCAACGCTGGCATAGAAAACGCTTGGGTAATACAAGATCTAAAGCAATGGTTAAAGGAGAAGCAATGAACGAATATGCAGCTCAATGGTATGCAAAAGAAAGTCCTAGTTTTTCTTATCGCTGCGAATGTGGCTTAATGATTACAGGACAAAGCGAAAAAGGTTTACAAACTTTGGTCAAACGACACAGAGAAAAAGGAGCCATTCATTTAGAATGGGAAAAGGAGAAAGTATAATGGCAACACCAGAAGGTGCTATCACTACCACGCAAACTTGGGCAGCAACACCAGAAGAAGTAACACTTGAAGAAGTAACACCAGTAGTTGAAACTCTTGATACCAAGGGTCATCCAGTAAAGTTAATAGAGAAGGTAGCAGATATGATTATGATGGGTGGTTACGCCGCAGAAGTATCAGTTAATGTTATTGAACTGGTAACTAATTGGAAGGAACCTAGAACAAAAGCTGTTCCAAAATGATTTGCCACGACTGTCTAGTTGGCGGTGTATTAAACACCGAAGGCTACTACGATAAGGCCACAGACTTACACTACGAATGTGATGATAAGGGGTGCGTATGTCAGCACAAGGTTGGTCCAGGGTTGATCGTAAAAAAAGGTTCAGTGGTGCCACCGATGCAAACACAATCCCCATAGGACCAATAGTCCTAGCATTTGGTGGGGAAGTAAGAGAAGGTAAGTCCAGCTCGGTGCGTTGTGTATTGCACAATGACACTAGGCGCAGTGCGGTAATCAATACAATAGATAATCTCTATTACTGTCATACCTGCGGTAAGGGTGGCAACGCAGTCAACTTGGTTTGTTTATTAGAGAATATGGAGTTTAAAGATGGCCTCAAACGCGCAGTCGAAATTGCTGCAGGAAGCGGCGCAACGATACGCACAGCAAATAACTCCCGAAACTCTAGTCGCACTCGCAGAACGTGGGATCTCTGAGTTAGTAGCAACTGATTATCAGATAGGAACTATTGTTGAGCCTATCAATGGACACGAGATGTATGAAGGATGGATGTCTATTCCATACATAACAGTCAACGGGTCTTGTGTTGGCTTTAAGTTCAGACGCCTTGATGATGGCAAGCCTAAGTATGGTAGTCCTACGGGCCAGAAGGCTCACCTGTATAACGTGAAAGATATTACTATTAGCAGCAAGCATATTGTTATTACTGAAGGTGAACTAGATGCGGTCATTACTTCAGGAGTTCTAGGCATACCAGCAGTTGGAGTGCCAGGAGTGGCTGCTTGGAAGACACACTTTCCTAAGTTATTTAGCGGCTATGAAACTGTATATGTTGTAGGAGACAATGATGTCAAAGAGGATGGCTCTAACCCAGGAGCTGAGTTCGCTAAGCGTGTCGCAAACGAGGTGATGAACTCAACTATTGTTACACTACCACCTAATATGGATATCAATGACTACTACCTAGCCAATGGCATCGAGGCTACCCGTAACCTGCTGATAGGAGAGTCTAATGAATGAGCGAGGAACTGGAGTTAGCCCTGACAATTTTGATAGAGAGTGGCTTCATAGTGCTGAGCATAGACCCGACTCAAAAGCGTTTCGTAGTGACCCTACCAGCAGTCCGTTAGCAGATCATCCAGTAGTTGTTGGATACCGAAGTGCCGGTGGCGTTAGCACTGATGACCTTACCTCCTTCATAGAATCCTTCGCTTCGCTACGTGCTAACCGCGTTAAGAGTGTAGGACACGACCAGTATGCACTGGCTAGTGGACAGAAGTTCGAGTCTTTTACTACCGCAGATACCATTAGAGAATTACTAGAGGAGATAGCTGACGCTAGTAACTACCTAGACTTCCTTGCTATCAAACTATTAAACATCCAACACACAATAGATTTGGTGCTACCTGACTGTGACTGAACTAAACCCTGCAATATACGACTTAGTTTCATCCGTTACTAATAGTATCCATCGCCGTTATAAGAACTTCATTGAGAAGGCAGACCTTGCTCAAGAGTGTTATGTGTGGGCTACTGGTCGTGCTTACTATATCAACGAGCAGTTAGACGAAGAAGATCCCGAACAATACAAACATAACTTACATCGTATTGCTTGGCAAATGCGTAGGGTAGCTGAGCGCTACGCTCGTAGAGAGAAG